TTCCACCAGGACTTTGCTGCAGCATCAGTAGAACAAACAATTTATCCACTACTAGGTACAACAGTAGCATGTGTTGTTCAACCAGTTGCATCAGCATCAGTAGATGCAACAAATCCTTCATACAGTTTCAACGCTGTAATTTCAGAGTGGACACCACTAAACGGAGCAGTTGGCGAATTGGCAACAGCATCTGTTACATGGCCAATCTCTGGTGCAGTTACAAAGGCAGTTTAATAACAAATGGCCAAGATAGTCTTAACGAATGTCAAAGTACAACTAGGTGCAGGGCCTGGAACACTATATGATCTAAGTGACCATATAACTTCAGTCCAATTATCTACATCACATGACCTTTTTGAGACTACAGTTATTGGCGATGTTTCTAAACGACAACTTGCAGGTCTTGCTCAAAATACAGTAAGTTTTGATTTTCAGCAAGATTTTGCAACAAATGAAGTTGAAACAGTAATATATCCACTAGTAGGTACGGTTGCTTATTGTATAATAAGACCAAACGCATCTGCTATTATAAGTACTCAAAATCCAGAATATAGGTTTGAGGTAGTAATCTCAGAATGGTCATCGTTAAGCGGAGGCGTTGGTGAACTATCAACGGCACGAGTTTCATGGCCAATATATGGAGACATAAACAAAATAACATCCTAGATAAGGGGCAAAAAATGGACGGACTATATATAAAAGTAAAAACAGTAGATGGAGTAGAAGGAACATATCCTTTGAGACCAAAAACAATTGTTGCATTTGAACAAAAATTCAACAAGGGCTTTGCTAAACTACTTACAGAAGATCAAAAACTAGAGCATGTCTACTTCTTGGCACATGGTGCCTTGAGAGAAGCAGGCATCGTAGTTAAGCCTTTTGGAGAAGCATTCTTAGACACATTAGAGAATGTAGAGTTAGCAAGCGACCCAAATTCAGAATCCACAGAAATAGCCTAACCTATACGGTAGCAATGATTTCTGTGGAGACAGGGTTATCTCCAAATGATTTGCTTGATGCTCCTGACGGAGTACTTGAAGCAATCACTATTTACTTAAAAGAACGAGCAAAGGAAGCGAGCAGGCAATGAGTCAAGATGCTATAGTGTTAACTGGTCTAAAGGAAACACTAAAAGCATTGGGTGATTTTGATAAAGATGCAGTTAAAGCATTTACCAAAGTCATTAACAAAGAATTGTCTTCTGTTAAAAAGGAAGCACAAGGTTTTGTTGAAGCAAAGGCACCACTAAGTGGTTGGTCTACTCAGCCTGCTCGTAACCCTCGTACTCGCAATGGAGCAGGATGGCCTGCTTGGGATCAAAGTATCATCAAGTCAGGCATATCCACCTCAAAGGCTGAGGGTAAAGTAAGAAAAGACTATACAACCTCAGCAGGAGCAATTAAGAACAAGTCTGCTCAAGGTGTAATCTATGAATTAGCAGGTAGAAGAAGTAGAGGTAATGGCACCTTTATTAAGAATTTAGAAGGAAATGTTGGAGATGCTTCCCGTTTAATCTGGAAAGCAGTAGATAAGAACAGAGATAAAGTTGAAAAGAATATCTCTGATGCTTTAGACCAAGCAAAAAGAACATTACAACAAAACTTAGATAAGGAGAAGAACTAATGGCCACAGGTGCAGTAATTGCCAGAATTATTTCTCAATACTCTGATAAGGGATCTAAGGAAGCAGCCAAGGATATTAAAAGACTTGGACAAAACATTGACAATTTTGGTAAAAGAGCAACTAAATCATTTGGCTTAGCAACATTAGCAGCAGGTGCATTTGCTACTAAACTTGCTGTAGATTCAGTCAAAGGAGCAATGGCTGATCAAAAGCAACAGGCTTCATTGGCACTTACTCTTCGCAATACTGCAGGTGCAACAGAAGAAGCAATTAAGGCTAATGCTGCATATTTAGACAGTCTAGAACTACAAGTTGCTATTGATAATGAACAGTTAATTCCTGCTTTGCAGACATTGGTAACAGGCACAGGAAACTTGGCTAAGTCTCAACAACTTCTTTCATTGGCCACTGATATTTCTGCAGCAAGTGGAAAAGATTTGGGTGCCGTTTCAATGGCACTTTCACGAGCATATAATGGAAATTTTACAGCATTAACAAGATTGGGTATTCCTCTTGATAAGGCTGCTCTTAAGACAAAAGACTTTAATGCAATTACAGAAGATTTAGCAAAAACAACTAAAGGCCAGGCTGCAGCAGCAGCAAATACTTTTGCGGGTAGATTAGAAAAGTTAAGACTACAGTTAGCACAATCAGCAGATAAGATTGGATATGCATTACTACCAGCATTAACTAAACTTGCTGACAGAATATCTAAGGATGTGATTCCACAACTTGAAAAATTTATTAGATTAAACGGAGACGATTTAGTTAGGGCTTTTGATGGCTCAATAGTTGTTATTGAAAGAGCAGCAAAAGCAATGATTGATATTGCTAAGTTTGTAGATAAGTTCCATGTTGCTCTTACTATTCTTAGTAGTGGAATCCTTTCAGTTATTGGATATATGAAACTGTTAGCAGGAATTACTATGGTGCGAGGATTCTTAAAATGGATGACTATGGGCTTCAAGATTTTAAGAACAGAAATGACAGCAGTTGGACCTGTAACAAAAGTAATTAAAAACGATATTGAATTTCTAGGCATATCTGCAGGTAAACTTGGAGCAAATATGAGGGGCTTCACACAAGTTCCAGGCATATTAGGAAAGGTTCAATTTGCCTTTAAAGCACTTGTTGGTGCAATGACTCCTGCAGCATTAATCTTAGGAAAGATTTTAATAGCAGTTGGTCTTGTTTATTTAGCATACAAGGGACTCAAGTGGCTTGGTGAACAATCAGCCAAGGCAGATAGAAAATATGCTGCTGCAAAGCAAATTCAAATAGCAGAAGAAATCGCTGCTGCTAGAAGGCTTGCTGCACAATACGATACTGCAGCACAGAAAAGAGAAAAAGAAATTGCTCGTATGAAAGAGCAACAGAACATTATTCTTCGTGACTTTAAAATTATGGAAAAGCAGGTTGCTGATGCTAACGCAACTAACAAAAAGAATGCAGACGACGCAGCAAGACAGTTAAGAGACCAACAAGAGGCTGCTGCAGCAGAGGCAAAGAAACTTCGCATCCAAAAGATGGAAAGAGCAGGGGCAGCAAAACTTGCACTCTTTAACAGAAAGATGCTTACAGATGAAAAGAAAATGCAAGTTACTCTGGCAGCAATCAAGAAGAACAATGCTAAGTTAGATAAAGAAGGAATTAAACTCACAGATCCTGATGAGATGACTGCTATTCAGATGGAAGCAATCTATCAGAACCTTCTAAAGGGTGGTAAAGTTCTTCTTGCAGAAACTACAAAGCAGCAAAAAGCATTAGATGATTTAAAGATAAAGGCAGCAGAAGAGTACAACAAGTTATTAGGTCGTCAACAAGATATTCTAAAGGCTTTGTCTGGCGATAACAAGGTTACAATTGAAGAAGTTGGACTATTGGCAAAGACTTGGGGCCTGTCTTCAGAGGCTGCTCAGTACTATGTAAATCAAGTTTTAGCAATTGCTGATAATCAGATAAGCACTTCTGAAGTAGAAGCACTTGCAATGTCCTGGTTTGGAAATACAGGAAAGTCTGCAACAGAGACAGCACAGAAATACTTAGACTTCTTAAATGAAGTAAACAAGGGCAACGGTGCTATAAGTTCTGAAGGAATTAAGAAGTTAGCACTAAAGTGGTTTGGTAGCGATGGCGAAAGCGCAACAGAGGCAGCCAGAAAATATGAACAAGCAGTTGTAGCATTATCAGATAATACAATTGATAGATCAGAAGTAGAACTTCTCATGAAGGCTTGGACTGCATCTGCGGATGAAGTTGGAGCATATCTTCTTACAACCAAGATTCCTTTCCAGGTTGCAGAAGATGCTAAACTAATGTTTAGCCCATCAATGATTAATGCAATTGCATCAGCATGGAATGCAGCAGCGACTGCTCTTCAAAACTATCTTAACAAAGCAAAGGGACTCTCAGGAATTACTATTCCAACTGTTCCAACTATTCCAGTTGTTCCAACTATTCCTTCTGGCACGACTGCAACAACAACAGCAACAGCAACAGCAACTGCAGCCAAGGCAGCAGAGTCTGCAGCATCTGCAATTGCGTATGCAGTAGCAAAAGCAACAGGAGATACAACAAAGGCAGCGTTAGCAGCAGCAGGAGTTACTCCAAGTGCCCTTGCATCACAAGAGTCTGGAGCAATAGGTGCAGCATCTATAGCAGCCCAACTAAAGGCAGCAGAAATTGCAGTGGCAAATGCATCATCACTTTCAGCATTTAAGGCTAAAGAAGCAGCAGATTTAGC